TGTAAATACAATGTACAACACAGCTTTACTATATTTAGTCGTTTCAAAAATTTTGCTTAAAGTAGGAACAAGTGAAGCATTTGAGGTTAGAGTTAATTTGACAGAACATTTTCGAGTTGTAACATACGGTGATGACAATTTGATGTCATTTTCACAAACTTTAAGACGTTTAATTGATCCGAAAGAGATAACATTAATGATGAAGACACTAGGCCACACATATACCAATGATGCTAAGGATGGCAAAGAATTGGAATACAAACTACTTTCAGAAGTTTCAATCCTAAAACGCACTTTTTCTTTTGATTCAGTGCATGGATGGATTGCGCCTTTGGAATTAGTTTCTATTCTTGAATGCCTGAATTGGGACAAGGTAGATAATAGGAAACGAGAAGCAAAACGAGCACAAACCGTAGTCAATATGCGTGTGGCAATTCGAGAGTTAAGTCTACACACGCAACCAATATTTGAAAAATACAGACACCTAATTCTCACCTCAGCTGACAGACATAATTTGTTATTACCACCAGAATGTAGATTCTCGCAAAGTGATTTGCGTAACATGACACGTAATGGTGATAATTTATTTTATTTCTCCGATGATTTCAGCGTTATTGTTGATCATAAGCTGCGTCAGAATATTTATTCAGAGCATGACGAAAACCCGCTCATCACAGTTCAAGATGTTTGGCCGCGTCTTGAAATGAAACAATGGTCAACAGAACAACGAAATGAAAACCAATCACAAGAGATAACATCACAACAAATCATCACATATGATAATGAAACAGAAATAATCAGAGAACAAGTACCCGCACAAAAGAGCTTGTCAGAGGAAAAATTCTATCAATTTGAAGAGATACGTGACCACACAGTGAGAGACATTGTTAGTAGAGTTTATACCATTGCAAACATCACAGTTCCAACAGGTGGTTTACCAGGTGACATTCTTTACACGTTTGATCCCTTGGCAGCATTGTTGGGTCAAGCAAACGTGAGAGCAAAGTTGG